CTTTCCAACCCTCACGTCCGCTTCCACCGCCGTGGTATCGCTGACATCCGTCCCGGTGCTGATCGCCTGTATCGCGCTCACGAACCCGGTCGGGTACACCAGACTTGCCGATGTACCGCCTTTGGTCCTTATCGCATCAGCTACCGAAGTCAGTTCGGTATCCGTAGTCAAATAATCCGCCATCAGAAACTCACCCCGCTTGCGCTCGGCAGCTGCGCCGCCGCCCAGGCCCCGCTGACAACCCGCAGTACTTTCCCGTTGTCAGAGGTTGTAACGGCGGGGAGTTCCGCAGGGAAATCCGCCAGCTCCAGCGTGCCGCTGCTGTTAACCTTCAGCGTTTTCCCCGCGTTCCCCGATCCCTGGCTGCTCGCCACCTTCGTTGTGTCCCTGAACTCATATGTTGTTGAACCGTATGTCATACGGTCAATCGGTGTATTCGGCATTTTACCACCTCATCACGATACCGTCACGCTGCCCTGCGTACCGCTGAACGCCAATTTCTTCTGTGTACCGGAAAACGCCAGCTTCTTCTTTGTCCCCGTGAACGCGGGAGCGGAAGCCTCATAGGAAGCGTCCCCGGTCTTGACCGTAACCGACTCCCCGGCGGTCGGCAGCGTTCCCTGGCTGAAACTGATCGTCAGGTTCCCTTCGCTGACCGACATCGTCAGGCTCGGCAGCGTTCCCTGGCTTCCGAACGGCGTGATGCTTGCCGTAGACCCCTCGCTGCTCACGGAAATGGTCGGAGCCGCCACGCTGCCCTCCGGGGTATACTCCGTCCCTGATCCGGTTGCCGCGTTGACCTCAATCGACCCTTCCGGGGTGTACGCCGTTCCGCTGCCGCTGGACGCGTTGACCTCAATCGACCCCTGCGGCGTGAAATTGCCGCTGGCGCTGTCCTTGTACGCCAGATCTCCCAGGTCGGACAGGTCGATATCCGTTGTACCGATTTTTTCCCATGAATACGTGTTCGGCGTTCCTTCCGTGATCACCGTCACGTACTCCGCGAAAACATCCTTCGCGTCTTCCGATTCCAGCGGAACCAGATAGAACTTGCCCGTGGTGCTGTTGGAAGCCGCCAGCGTACCGGTGATTTCGGTACTGCCGTCCATCCATTTCACGCCATATGGCGTATCGCTGGCCTGGGTGCATTTGACCATATTGATACCGGCAGCCGCCGCCCGCGCCGCCTTGTCCTCAATGTCATACGTGGTTCCGCTCGGAAGGGTCATCTGCCAAATGGTAGGATTGCTCATTTTCATTCATTCCTTTCGTTTTATAGTCTGTTCAGGATCAGGTTCCCGTTATCGACAGTGCAGTTTAGCTTGTTGTTCCAGAAGGTTTTTTCATCGCTCGTCACATGGATATCCATGTTCCCGCTGTGCAGCCGCAGTTCCGTCAGGATCTGATACCGCACATCGTCTCCCGCGAACGGAAGGTCGATCAGGTACGCGCTTCCGTCCCCGATCTTAATCCCCGGCACGTTGACCACGTTGCCGAACTCGTCCTCTATCTGCCCGTGATCCGTATAGATCACGATCTCCCCGCGCATCGGGATATAACTGCGCTGCGCGTCCCAATGGGCCGTTGTATCCCGCCTTGCGAGGATTCTCGCCTTGACCGTGTCCATCAGCCCACCCCCTCCGCGCTCCCGCCGTCAATCACGATACCGTCCGGAAACAGGTCCACCAGCACCATGCTGCCCTGAATCGTGACCCCGTTCATCTGCGGTTTGTTTTTCAGCTCGTTATAGTCCGTTTCCCGCACCATCGCGACATCCGTTTCCAGATCGATATCGTCCTGCCCCGTGTCCATTTCCAGGATCATGTCATCCATTGCCCATCACCTCACTCGTTGTATTGGTGGGTGACTTCCTTCGTCAGTTTCATCACCCCGGCGAACGTGCGCTTGAAATCGCCCTTCACGAACTCAAAGTCGATGTCATACTCCCCGAAGGCCAGCCTGTTCGTGTCTTCCGGCAGGATAAACAGCGTATAGTGTCCTTCCCCGTCATACACAATCCCGCCGTCCGACAGGCGTTTCTGGAATTTGAAATCATGGTCGGTATGGTATTTCTTGACCGTGAAATACACCTCGTCCCATGCCGTCAGGATCGGCTGCTTTGTATTCCTGTCTTTCAGCACGATGCCCCGCTCATAACTGTCGCCCCTTGCGAACGTGATGTTCACATATTTCACCTTCTCCCCTGCGTCGATAAAAAAGTCAAAGGCATCGAACAATAAGTTTCCTCATCGTACGATGCCTTCCGGTTATTCAGTTCTCCTTTATTGTAATGGAAAACCCGCCGTCTGCCAATAGTTAATTTGGTTCTTCGTCCTGAGAGTCTTCCGCCTGCGTCTCATATTCCACGGCCGGGACCGGATGCGGGCCGTCATTTGCCGCCTGTTTTTCGTCCGCTTCCTCCTGCCGCTGCCGGTGGTCCTTCTCAATCTCCTCCTGCGTCCATGCTTCGCAGCATGCATTAAGATTTCCGATCGCGCGGGTGATCGGAAGCCCGATATCCTGAATCAGGCTGACCGGTACATTGATTTTCTCCAGGATTTTGATGGTTTCCTCAACGACTTCCCTGACTGTAAGCTGCCTTTCCATTGTGATTTCCTCCTTATTTTTATCTCCAGAAGTTATAGCTTGTATTTACCGAGAAAACGTTTTGAGCGCCTTCAAGGGTAAACGTGTAGTTGTAAATGGTGCTTCCCGGATATGTCTGGCTCTTGCTGGTGCATTTCATGTTGTACTGTGTCGGATGCGGGTTCTGCACATGGACGCTCAGGTACCGTATCCCGATATACCCACTGTTTTGCATATACTTGTATACGCCGTTTGCAGTGATACCGCCCGCCGGAATTTCTGTCGGATCCGCTGATTTGTCATCGTTTGTCCGATTGTCAGACAGTTTGATCTGAACGCCTGTCGTGGACGAATGCGCTACGGTTCCGTACCAGTCTCCGCCACTGGCTGAGTACGCGTTGAACTGATAGTTGTCTCCGGTATGGTACGCGTCGCCTGTGTACGGCATGATGTACTTGACCTGTCCGCGCCCGGTCGCCACCCCGTCACTGTACACGGTATGCGAAATCCGTGCCACCGTGGTTGAACCCTGCTTGATATAGGCATACGAGTTATCCACGGCAGGAGAATAGGGATATTCAGCCGCTGTACCGTCTACCGTTGCCGGTGGGATCTTCACCGTCATACTGCTGTCCGTACTGGTACTGCTTGGCACAGAACACTTGTTCCTCGCTGCTCCCCATCCGGCATTGTATGCTTCTGTTCCTGTTGATTTGGCGGATGTCTCGGCTTTCTTCGAGGAGTTCCCGTACGCATAACCTTTTATCGAATAGGTATGCGCAGACGAATCATAGGTATAATCGCTGAGTCCCGCCGTTACGGTGCATGTCTTGGATTTGTCGTCCGTATTAAGCGACCTCGTTACAGTGAATACGTTTCCGCTCCAGGATGCTGTAACGCCGGCAGCATTTCCGCCATTGCTGTATGCGTTATGCGAAACCTGTGCCACCTTCGTCGTTCCCTGCATGATATACGCATACGTATTATCCGCGCTCGGCGTGTAGGTATATGGCACAGCCGCCCCGTCCACCGTTGCCGGTGGAATCGTCACCGTCATGCTCCCGCTTGTGCTGGTGCTGCTTGGCACAGAACACTTGTTCCTCGCCGCTCCCCACCCGGCGTTATACCTGGCGCTGCCGTCAATAGTCAGTGTTGAAGTACTGACCATGTTCCCCGTCAAACCAAACTTAAGCGTTACAACATTGCTGTTTCCGCTCCAGCCCCCGGCAACCATCTGCGAAATCCTTGTAAGGGCCGCCGTCCGTGTCCCGCCTGTCGCGGTATCATAGCCATTTATCGCGATCTCCGCGTATCCTGAAGAATTGTAATTATAAACGCCAAGCGCCAGATACTGCGTATAGCTGCTGCCGTTCCCAGCGCTCGGGTTGTATACCCTGCTGGCCCTGCCGCTGTCAGAAATGCCCTTTGCTGTCCAGTTCCCAGCGGATACGTTCGCCGTATTCGCACTGACCGTCACGCTTGCCACACTGGCGAACTCCGATGACGGCGTTGCCTTTGCCATCGCATGGATCGTCCTGCTCCCGCCCGGATCAATCGTCTGGTCTGATGAATAGTTCAGCTTGACTACATCCCGGCTGTCTCCCCATCCATCGTTATACACTTCCGCCGCACTGATCGTTACCGTAGCGCTGAACCCGGTGTCCAGCAGATGATCCTCGTCCACCCCGTGCTGGACCTTGAACGTCCGGCTCACGCTCGTGCCGCTTTTGCTGACATTGCCGTCCGGTGTCAGCGCCCGCAGCGTTGTTGTTTTGTCCGCCACCGGAGCCGGGTCGGAAGTGACCGTGAATACGCCACCGCTCCAGTCTCCGCTCAATACCGGCGTTGCACCTGATCCGGAATAGGTTCCCGTCACACCGAATATGGTCACACCGCTTTTGATGTTCCCTTCAAGCAGCCTTGCGTCGCCCTTCACCACAACCTGTGCCAGTCCGTCATAAGCTGTTCCGCCCGAATCGCTTCCCGGCAGGATTGTCTGATCCGAAGTAGTCGGCGTAACCGCTGCCGCCGGTGTACGAAGCCGCAGTTCCCTCGCGTTGACCGTCACACTTGCCACGCCGGTCAGTTCCCCGGTCGGCGTCGGTTTTGCCATCGCGCGGATCGTCCGGCTGTCACCCGGATTAAGCGTCTGCGTTGTGCTGTAATTCAGTCCTACCTCGTCATAGCTGTCCCCCCATCCCTTCGTCCATGCCTCCGTCGTGTCCACGTACAGCGAGATCGCGTCCGCCACGTCCACGTACTGGCTCTGCCCGGATGTCCGGATCACGTTCGCGTATACCGTCGCGTGTTTCTTGTCGTTGTCCCATGCCACGGTTCCCCTGGAGAACGACCGCACATAGGTTGCTTCACCGTTCGGGTCTGCGGAAACTGTCACGACACCGCCGCTCCAACTTCCGCTGATCGTTGAAGCGGCTTTGCTAAAAGTTATTGACGGATCGCCGGACGTGTTGTCTCCGCGTTTCCATAGCCTCAGGGTGTTCCCGCTGACCTCCGCCTTGATGATCATCGTGTCGATGTGTTCATACTTCAGCAGGATGTCTCCGCCGGAACCCATGAACTCAACGTCTCCGCCCGTGGCAACTTCAAACTTCGCGGCCTGCATGGACGATCCGGACGCCATGTATGTCGGTTTTTTGATCAGCACCTTGTTGTCCTGTATCGTCATCACGTCATTGATTGTTGTCGTCCCGGATATGGAAACCTTGTCCGCGCCGATAAGGGCCTCGCCTTCCCCGTTCGCGTTGATCCGGGCCACAATGAACGCCCGCGTGGTTCTGTTCCGGGCATACAGTGCCGCCGAACTGCTGGTCACGTCAAGTCCCGCCGTCATCCGCGTGTACGCGTCCTGCACATACAGTGCCGCCGAACTGCTCGTCAGGTCAAGCCCGGACTTCATCTGCGTGTACACATCCTGGACATACAGTGCGGCCGAACTGCTCGTCAGTTCCAGCCCGGATTTCATCTGAGTGTACACATCCTGAACGTATAACGCCGCCGAACTGCTCGTCAGTTCCAGCCCGGACTTCATCTGAGTGTACAGGTTTGTCGCATACAGGGATGCCGAACTGCTCGTCAGGTCAAGTCCTGCCTTCATCCGGTCGTACGTGTTGTTCACATACAGCGTGATCGTGCTTTCCGTCTGCCGGATTACCGAATGCAGATGCCCGTCCTCGGACCATATGTCATGGTACAGGGCCTGGTTGTTGCGCATCCCGGCGCCGCTTTTCGCGTACTTCTGCCGGCTGACTTTCTCAATCGCGTCACGCTTTTCGTTCCCGCCGCTGTTGATGGTGACCTGTGACTGCCCGCGCCATATATGCGTGGCCGTGGATGCGTTGACCTTATAATCCCGTCCGTCACGCCTGACAGTGATCATGTCGCCGGCTTCCATCGCGAAATCCGCAAACGCCTTCACTGTTCCCGGATGCGTCTGATCCGCTCCGTTCAGCTGGTCATATACCTCACTGATCGATGCTCCGCTTGTCGCCATCAGCTCACCCCCTTCAGAATCGGATTGTCCTGGATCAGGTATCCTTCGTCGCCGCTCCCGACTGAATTGTCATAGCTTCCGTTGGATGCCCGGTTGTACAGTTTCGTGACCTTCCTCGTTTCATACCAGTGCGGATCGAATGTTTCATAGTCGTTAGGCGTCAGCACCAGGCCGCTGTCCCGTACCCAGTCGATCACCAGCAGCCCGTCCCGGTTGAACCGCGCGTTCCCGGCCCCCGCCTCCGCGATCCACTTCAGCACTTCCCGCATTGTCGCGCTCCGGAATTCCTCCGGCTCGGCGGACATTACCGCGCTGTCATTGATAAAACTGTCTGTCCCGAGCGCCACACCCACATACGCGCACATCTTCTGTAGCAGCGTTTTTACCGTCGCCGGGTAACTCATCCCAAGCTGTGCCGGCGTCGGCATGTCATTCTCAAACTTCTGCATGAAATCCATGCAGTGCATATCGATCAGGATCACGTCCGGTACTTTCGGGCGATCCGCTACAAACTTCCCCAGCGGTACAAACTCATAGGTCCGTAGGTTTTTCCCTCTCCATATCCTTAAAATCCTGTCGCTGTAGGATATTCCTTCCCCGCTCCATTTTGCCATTTGTGCCGTCATAAAACTGCTGACGCTGACCGCCGCCGACGCGCCGGTGCTGTCCGTGTATCCGACGACCGTTCCGTTTTCAAGGCGGCAGTAAACCGTTCCGTTATATATCAGGATGCTTGCGACTTTCCCGGCCGGCTGCGTTGCCACCGCTGTTCCGTCCCGCTTCAGGTATGGGCTTGTGCCATGCGCGGTATACGTATGGTTTTCGCTCTGTGCCTGGATGGTCCCGTTTTCCGTTACCGTTTCGTTTCCGATCTGTACACCGATCAGCGCCGTAAACTCCCCGAACACATAGCTGTTCAGCAGTCCTGCGTCGTTAAAAAGGGCAAAGGAAATCTCGTTGCTCGGCACCTGCCCGATGGACAGGTCTTCTTCCGTGTTGAAATAATCATTGAATTCTATGCCGCCTGACACGTCTATATCCGCGTTCGTGAATACGGCATCGCTGAAAATCAGCAGTGCCATCTGGTGCGCGTTGCTTGCTACGGCGTTGTGATACGCCTGACTGCACGGATACATCTGTCATTCGCCTCCCTGCCGGATTTTCCGCGTTTCAGTATTCGATGAATTTCAGCTTCAGGTCGAACAATGCGATATTGTCCCTTTCCGCAATATAGTAGTGGTTTTTCCCCGTCCTGTCTCCGACATAATAATTCCCTGTATACGTGGTGTTGAACGTACGGGGGTCCGGTGCCGTCATGCTGAACTTCGGGCTTTGAACCGCCTCAAGAATCGCCGCCAGTTTTTCCCATTCCAGCGCGTTCCAGCTGAATTCATAGTTGATCTTTGTGGCCACGTACGCCCTGTGAAGCAGGCCGGTGGCGTCCCGGCTGCCGGACGTATCCAGGTCGCCGACCTGGTACGTCCAGCTTGACGGGTCCGGGAGTTTATATGTCTGACCATTCCTGACTACCGTGATATTCATTTTTTCATTGTATGGCAAAGACATTGTTCACTCCCCCTTAAGTATAATCCCCTGTCACCTTGCCGTAGGCTGACTTGGAGCGTTCCGAAACCCCGCCCCACCTGGCGCTCGGATTGATTTCCACCGTGAACGATTTCTGTGAGATCTGGGTGCAGATCCTGATCAGTTGCCCGAGCAGGTCGTTCGATTCCTCGCCCGTCCGCTGCATTCCGTTCATCCCGGAAACAAGTTTGTCCTCGGCCGCTGTCGTTCCGGTCGCCGCCGCCATCTGCTGTGTCCCGATCGCGTACGGGTTCGTCCGGGCCAGGTTCCCGGAATCGCTCATGCCTGCGGAACCGATCACCGCCATCGGCCTTGTCCTGCCCCTGTCCTTGATCATGTTCCCTTCTTCGTCCAGCTTGATTCCGATTTCATCAAGGACGTCCTGGAGCGCGTTCATTCCAAGGCCAAGTTCAACGGACATTGTCATCAGGTCCAGTTCTTCCTGGATGTCGAGTTTCCCGTCCTGAAGCGCGGCCACCACTTCCTGCTTCAGCTGCTCCATCAGGTCGTCTTCATTGACCTCGACTTCGATCTTCGGTTCAACTTTGAGTTCAGGCTTCACCGGCTCGCCGTTCTGATTAAGCACATCCGACCAAATATCCTGATATTCCGGCTTTTGCAAATATTTGCCTGCCGTTTCATCGTCGATATAGAACATCTGTTTGAAGATGTTGTATGCGTTGCTCGGAATGTCGGAATATTGCAGAATTTTATCTGCGATTGCCTGCCTTGCTTCGTCTGTCAGCAGATCAAATACATTTCCGCCGAGATCATTGATGTAGTGTCCGACAAGCCCCGTATAATCCATGTCAGGATTGACAAGTTCCTGTACCAGCAGTTCGCGAAGACGATTTGCCGTTTCTTCTATGTTATGTGTATTGATGTTTTTCCAGCTTGTTGTGTCCGCAAACAGGCCTTTGCTCCAGTCTATTTCAAAGACGCCGTTATCGCCAAGGACCTGAGCGACTTTTTCATAGTCACCGCCATAAACCGCGAGAAGCGTATTGGCCCATTCCTTCGCCATTGCTTCCTTTGTGTCTTTCAAACGGTCCTCAATGGCTTTATCCACGTCATCCATAATCGCATTGTAATTATTCATATATTCAACATATGCGTCATGGAGGGCCATTGCCTGTTCGGACCCTGTATTTGTATTCGGATCGTAACCCGCTTCAATAGCCGCGGACTCAGCAAGTGACGCAAAGTACAGCAGGCTGTCTGCCTCTTGTTGGACCGTTTCCTTGACCTTATCCCTGTATTCCTGAAGTCGTTTGGTCTGTTCGGTATAGAACTGCATCGCGGTTTCCCGTGAAAGCAATCCATCTTCGGCGGACTTTTTGAGCGCTTCTGCCGCAGCGGACGATTCCTGCTGGACTTGCAGTTTGTTTTTCATTTCATCCGCGCGGTCATAAATACGCTTCTGGCTTTCCATCAACGCAAGCGCGGCTTCCATCTCGCCGTTTTTCCAGCCGGTCTTTTCTCCTTCATATACCAATTTCGCAAGGTCTTCACCGACACCGGTAAAATATTCACGCAGTGTTTTGTTGGACACCTGGATGCTTTCAAGCAATGCCGCCGAAATGTCTTCACCGTTTTCGTTTGTAAAAGTGAAGTTTGTCAGCGTCCATTGAAGGCCTTTTTCGTTGGTATCAATCAGTGCCTTCAATGCCTCAATTGCTTCTTTTGCGTCAGTTGCTGCCTGTTTCACGGCGGCGACTTTTTCTTCCGGTTTGGAGGTGTCTATGTCGGCAACGATTTTTTCCGCATTCTCAAGGGAATTATTGAATTCTGCCACGGCAGCGTCCACTTTGTTTTTCGCATCCGCCTCATCTCTTATATGGGCATCCATTACATCAATTTCCGCGTCAACTTTGAATGTAAACTGCTTTGTGACAAAATCTTTTATCTGGTCTTGCGTGTATGTAAGATTGCCCCATTTGCTGGCGTCGTTAAGGTCTTTTTCGCCCTGGCAGTACCCCACAATCGTAACAACCGCCGCAGCCATAAGGCCGATTCCAAATCCCCACGCGCCTCCGATGCCCAGCGCGGACGTAATCAGGGATCCGCCGAGGGCCGTTGCAAGTCCGCCGATAATCGCCCGCAGAATGTCATGCGAGTCGAAGTATCCTTTTGCCCCGGCATCGTATGCGGCACCATATGTGAGATCCAGGCCAATGGAAACAAGAGCGCCGCCGGCAACAAGCTTTCCAAGCGTTCCTAAGAACCCGGCAAACGCCTTGCTGAACTTCCATCCGAGCAGGATTAACCCCGCCTTCTTCAGCAGTCCGGTAAGCCCGCCGAGATATTCATCAATGAAACTCAGAGAGTCCTTGATTCTCTCGTCGAACTGGGACACTTCCTCAAACATATTCTTGTATTCTTCGGCTGTTTTTCCTGTCCCGGATCCGCTTCCGCCGCCGCTTTGATTCTGGATGATATTCAGTTCGTCCCAGTCAGCCAGCAGGTCTTTCATCGCCTTGCTGGCGTTCTTTGCGGACTTGGAAGATTTCTCAAATGCTTCCGCCTGCTCCGGCAACGCCCGCGTCCATGTACTCTGCCCGTTCAGCAGGGCAAAGAACTGATTCGCGTAATTGATCACGTTAATAAACCAGTTCACCACATTCTGAAGCACCGGTACCAGCGCCTGGATCACCGGAGCCACCGCCGCGCCGATACTGTTCTTCATCTGCTGCAGGGCCGTCGCCGCCTGGTCCATGGCCGGAGCCAGCGACGTTCCAACCGCTTTGCTGTAGTTGTAAACGTTTTCAACGCCTTCCCGGAACCCGGCTGTGATCTGACGGATCACATACCGCATGCTCCGCATCATGATCATGCTCCTGAACCGCTTCAGCAGCTGAGTGATCGTCGGGAACATCTTCGCCATACCCGCCTTCAGTCCGGACCATGCCGAACCGAGGCTGATCGCTGACCCGGACGTCTCGTCCTGCGCGTTCTTCAGTTCTTCGATTTTATCTTTGAGCCGCTGGATCGCCATGGTCCGCTCCGCAATCTGCTGGGTATCCACGGCGTTGTTGTTGATGTCCCTGGCAAGCGCTTCCTGAAGCCCGTTCAGTTTCAGTTCCATCAGGTCGATCTCGCTGTAGTTATCGACCAGGTTGCTTACCAGTTCCTGCCCGTAATCCGCGTGAAGCGGGTTCTGTGCCGGCCCGTTCGCCACGGACAGCGCCGCCTGCTGTGCGGCCTGCGCTTCGTGCGCTTTCTGCACCAGCCTGTCAAGTTGCTCCCACGTCCGGCCAATCTGGAGCATCGTATCGTTGATCTGCTGGTTCCGGCTGGTCGGGTTGCCGAACTTGTCGAATTCCGGCATATCCTGAAGCCTTGCAAGCTTTCCTTCCAGCAGTTGGATTCTCTCAAGCAGCAGCGTAATCTTGGAAACCGCCGGCCCCATGGATTCCGTAACCTGATCCATTTCCTCACGGAAGTTTTCCAGACCGTCCACGGCTGCTTCGTCGAGGACTCCGTTCATGGATTCTGATTCTTTACCGAAGTGAATCATTCCGTTTGAGAACTCTTCAAGCTGACGTTTGATTTCGTCAATGCCAAGTCCGGTTCCCTTTGAGATTTCCTCGATCAGCCGCATCTGCTCTTCGACGCCGTGCAGTCCCGCAAGCGTCGGCCCGAAGTTCACATCCTCATAGATGCCCTTGATGCTTCCGGTTCCGCGCATCCGGTCCTGATAGGTTGCGATATGCTCATTGATCAGTGCAAGATGTGCTTCGTATTCCTCTGCCTGCTCCACTGCGGCGTAGAACGATTTCTCGGCCCAGCTGAGTTCCATGGTCCGTTCAGCGGTTTCACCGTTGTACTTGATCCGCTTGGCAATCCGGTCGTATTCCTGCGACCAGAACTGCATATCCCGTCTGGCCTGATCCAGCGCTTCCGAATAATGCGCGATCTCGTCAATCGCATACTCAAACGGTCCGCCCTGCTCAAGGGCCGGTACCTGGAATGTGGCAGCCGAACCGAACGCCCACTTTCCGCTTGTGGCATCCGTCATTTTATCAATAAACGTCTGGATTCCGGAATAGTCAATCGGCTTTTCAAGTTCATGAATGATCCGTGAAGATTCGGCAATCGCTGCCTTTGCGGCTTCTGCATTTTTTGCCAACTCTTCCTGGGCGGCAGCATAATTCTTTGCTTTTTCAATGGCTTCCGTGATTGTTCTGTTGTATACGTCAAAAGCTTCGCTTGCCTGCGACGTGGTATGCTCCACGGTCTGCATGCCTTCCGCTTCCTTCAGCAAGCCGTCAAGGTCCATCATCGTCTGGCCTTCGATTTGCTTCTTTGGCATTGACGTTCCGTAAATGCCGAGTGCCGCCATTTTGACAAACGGCTGGCTGGACTTCCTGGCGAGTTCCATCGCGTCTTCCAGCGCATCGACGTTCTTTTTGACCGTCTGAACAGCCTCGGTCGTACTCTGGGCAATCTCGCCCATGACGGTACCCTTCATGCCGCCTGTCGCGTCGCCATGGCTGACTTCCTGCATCCGCGCTTTGGCATCCGCCAGAAGGTTCATGCTTTCGGCCAGTTCGCGGATCTTGTCCGCACCCATGGCAAAATCCGTAACCTTGCTGACCTTGACGATCGAGTTGAACATCGTGCCGATGTTCTTGATGATCGTGCTGGCGCCTTTGATTCCCTGAACCGCTTCAACGATTCCCTTGATCTGATTCGCAACGATTCTCAGGCTGAAATTCGCCTTTGCCGTTTTAACAGCAGTAAGGGCGCTTGCAAGACTATTCAGACCATCCGCCGCTGTCTGTGAATTATCATGAATTGTTAAATTCAGTACACCGATATCAGCCATGGCCGTTTCCTCCTTACAAGCGCCCCGTATTCTTACTGCCCGGAGTCGGATGTCTTCTGCCGTGCCAGGATCCGCGCGTTCATCTTCTGAATGCCCGCCTGGAACAGTGCCATCGCCATCCTCGTCTGGTCTTCTTCTTTCTTCTTCCGGTTCTGCTCTTTCCGATCCGCTTCCTGTTTCAGCAGGAACGGCTTTTCCGGATACTCCGGAAGCCTTGTGGTCGGTTTCACGTTCAGTCCGCCCACCAACAGCGGCACCGCCTGCAAAACGCACATGATGTATTGTCCCATGTACCAGTTCTGCGTGTCCTGCATCCGCTGCTGTTCTTCCACCCGCATCCGGTATGCTTTCATGTATGCCCGTTTCAGGGAACTCTCGCCGTCCCAGTACTGCTCCGGCGTCATCCCGATCATCAGGTACTGCGGAAAAAGCTCATCGAATGTATCTCCATACGGGGTATCACTCGCCTGCCGTTTCTCTTGTTCTTCGGTCAGACGGTTTCCCACGTAGGGTTCTCGTTTTCCTCCGCGCCTTCCGGATCAGCCATCAGATCCTCAAGCGGCTTCATGTAGAGTTTCACCAGAGCGCCAAGCAGGTCGTCCTTCCTGGTCTGGGAACCCCAGATTTCCTTTGCCTTGTCAGGCGTAACTCCCTTGTGATGCATCTGCAGCGCACCCAGGAAGATTTCGTCGATCATCGTATACGGATAGTCCGTATCGATCTTGAATCCCCTGCGTTCCATGTTCTTGACCACGCGGGAATTGAACTCCAGCGTGTACTTCACGCCGTCCTTGTCGGTGATAATGATCTTGGTGAATTCCTTTTCTTTTGTCGCAGCCATTGGCTTGCCTTCCTTTCTCGCCTGACGTACAGGCACATTTTTTTGATTTTTCATGTTGTTCTCCTCCGTTGGGTCACCGGCCGGGAGAAAGGTTTCCCCGTCTCCCGGCCAGGTTTCTCATCAGGCGGACGCGAAGGTAATAACCGTCGCGGGGGTGCAGTTGATGGTCATGCCGACCGCTTCGTTGACGCCGCCGCCGGAGATACCCGCAGAGATATCGCCGGACCAGCTGAACTTGCCCATGTGGCCGTCCGGGACTTCGGAACCCTGGGAACCGGAAGCGCCGAACCACACGGCGTAGTCATACTGTTTGCCTTCCAGCGCGGTAACCGTCTGGTAGTTCTGGGGGGTGTAGTTCGCGCCGAACTGGAATTCGGACGTGTCACCGATACCGTTGATGTAGGTCCTCATGTAGTCGGACAGGGACGTGATGTCGATTCTCTCCTTCGGAGGAATCAGATCCGGGAACGAAGTGATGTCGATCAGCTTCGCATATTCTCCGTTGGTCGTTGTCCTGTACATCAGGTAAGTCTGGTACGTGGAAATACCCTTTACAGAAGGCATAGTCTTTTCTCCTTTCAGTCAGTTTTTTAAGCAAAAAACGCATGACGCGTGGGTATAACCCAAACCCGCAATCATGCGTTTCTCTTGGTATTCAGTTGCGTTCAGGCGATGCGGTATATGTTCCCGTCCGGATCGATGTCCGCCTCATACCTTCCGACCATCCGGAAGATTTTCGGGTTGTCCATGTTCGGGACGAAGTTTCCGCTCATCCGGTCGAAGTTCATGCTGATCATGGCTCCGTCCGCCGCCGCGAAAACTTCCCTGCATTTCGCCTTGGTCGTCGCGTATACTTCCAGGACGTAAGTAATCCGCGCGTAGTTCTCCACCGGTGAGGAACTCTGCCGCCGTCTCACGGTTGCGTTGTCCATCTCATACAGGCAGGCGGCCGGGAAGGCTGTCACCGGTTCAGTAATCTGCGTGGAGACAAACCGGTTCTTCGCGCAAAGCGGGGCGACAGACGCATGAACCCTGTTGAAGATCGTTACTTCATAGTCAATCATGCCTTATCACTCCCATACATATTCCGCGATGATACTTCCGCCATAGAATTCCGCAAACTGTTCCAGCGACCGGAACGTGTGATACATGAACGGTCTGGCCGGCATACCCTTTGTCCAGCGGAAGCGCTTGCTTCCTACCGGCTTGTACCACCAGCCTTTTTCACCGTGTCCGTTCGTGTCGTAGGTGTTGTATACGGAGCCGTTCGCGCCCATGACCGCGAAGTCGTTGACGCTTCCGTCCTGCAAACCGGGATGCGGGTGTTCCGCGCCGACCACGCCGGTTCCGAACTCCACGAATATCGCGTAGTATCCGCCGGCATAAATCACGCCGTTCCCCGTCTCCGGGTCGAACGCGCCGTGGCCGATGCTTGCCATCAGCGCCCCTGTGTCCACCGCATGCATGGCTGCGACGGTCATCCGTGCCTGAAGCACTCCGCTTTCCATCAGGTCCTCGACAAGGGCCTGCATACCGTCCTTCAGTTCCTGCCGGAACTCCCGGATTTTCCGGATCGCGGCGTCGATTGAATCGTCGTCCAGTGTCATCTCGATGTTCTTGGTAAACGCGGTTTTCGGCATCAGTCGTCACCGTCCGGTACGTACGGGTCTTCATGCTCACCGGTCTGCTTTCTCAGCGCGATCAGCACTGAATTGATGCTCCGCCTTACGGCCACAATGTCGTACAGTTCGTCATTCCAGCGGATCAGTCCGCTTTCCTGAATGTCCACCTTCGGGTTGTCCATCACCAGCGTGTGCGTATAGCGCAGGTCCTCGCCGTAAAAGGTCTGGTTCTCGCGCCCGCCCGGAACGGAAATATTCCCCTTGTAAGGCACCGCCGTGCCGTATTCCCGGTGGAATTCCCCTGTGTGTTCCCCGTCGCTGTTCAGGTCCGTTTCAAGGCCGCTGTACGGCAGGTACTCAAACCCGGTCTTGTTCCTTTCAAGGCATCTCATACGGTCACCGCCTTACCGGATCGCCTGGGCGAACGGAATCACTTCCATCAGCATGCCGTCCGGAATGTCCGCCGAACCGTAGTTGCGGTGGATCCCGTTCTCGATGTGCTGAATCTGCCCTTCCGCGCCCCGCTTGTTCAGCAAATACACGGCGATCTTCAGCTGAATGCCCGTATACCTGTCCGGAACCTCCAGTCCCGTATAATCCGTTTTGTACGGATACATGCGGTTCAGGATTTTCTGTCCGGCTATTTCAAGGTAAACTTCCAGGATGCCCTGGTCCGTCTCATCCCCGTCCATCATCCGGCGGAGCATGTCGATTTTGCTCTCCATGGTCATCCTGCTCATCTCCTTTACTTTGCCGTCTTCCGCCTGGAAGCGGGTTTGGCTTTCGGCGTTTCTTCCTTCAAGGGTTCTTCCTTCACAGGCACTGCCTGCGCGGGCGCTTCCTCAGCGGGTTTCTTCGGTACGTCAAGCACCTCCACCGCGTCACCGAGGTCCGATTCCGTCCGGAATACTTCGCCTGCCTTGTGCCATCCGTTGGCGTCGCTTACATTCCATTTGGCTTTCACCAGCATGGTTTGTATCCCCTTTCTGTGGGCTTGTCCGGCGGCACGGGACTTCCATGCCGCCGGGTGGTCATCACTTCACCTTGATCAGGGCGACTTCGTTCATCCGCTCGAAGCTGGGCAGGACGATTTCGGAAGCGAAGGTGTTGATGTTCACGGGATGCGGATCCACGATCTGGGTCAGCGCGATGCCGTTGTTGACGATCACGACATCGGCCTGTCCCTTGCCCATCAGATCGGCTTCCTCGGGCGTGGTGCCGCGCCAGGTGTTGCCCAGGGCGCCGTCCGGCAGAACCGCCACATAGCCGTCCGGGACGAACTTATGGGTCACGCCGCTCTCATCCTTGTACTGCTTGTCGTACACGATGATGCCGCTCAGTTTCAGCGCGTCCTTGATGATCGCGGAGATCTGCCCGTCGGTCAGGTAGGGGGTGCCTACGCCGCTGATGGTGATGAACAGGTCCTTGATCGCCTTGATCTGCCGGAGCAGTTTGAAGGTGTAGCTGTTCATCGCGATCATGACGCCCTCGCCGCCCTGCTCCCGGATCGCGTCCTGAGCCGTCTGGATGTCCGTAATAGGATCAGCGGCGTTGGGTTTGTCCCAGGTCTTCTCTTCGCCGACAACGAAGTAGTTGCTGGCCTTCCACGCGCCGTTCGGGTCGTAGCTGTAGGTGTAGGAAACACCGTTGGCTTCGATGGTGATGCCGACGTTGCCGTTCAGCGGGAACAGCAGCTGCATGATCTCGCGTTCCGCGACGACCAGCGCGCCTTCCAGCAGGTTGTTGGCGTCGTCAAACACCCTGTTCAGGGCGTCGAGCATATAAGGATCGTTCTTTTCCTGAATCCGCAGGATTTCCTGGCGGTCCTTCTCCTTGATCTTGAATCCCTCACGGAAGAAGGGCATTTCAGTCTCGGTGAAGGATACGCCGGGACGGCTGCGGAAGGTGGCCTTCGCGTCAAACGCGCTGGGCATCAGGGAAACCGGGAGGCCCTTGAAACCCTTCAGCCATTTCAGGTCAAGACCGGCCTTTTTCTTGGACGGGAACAGCGTCTCGCCCAGGTAGGGGATCTTGTTGCTCTGGGCTTCCGTCCAGTTGGCAGCCAGAATCTTCGGGGCTACAAGCTTGCGAAACTCGGTAAGATTCATCTTTGTTAACTCCTTTCATTGGTTTTGGTATTGGGACACTCGTTTCTGTAGTATTCCCAGGCGAAAAATAATCCTGTCAGACCGGCCACTGCACATGTCTCATCATGTGTCCGCAGCCGACCCGAACGTCCGCATGGATCGGTATCCCGCTGTTTCTGCACAGGGAGCAGAAGTAGAGGTCCTCAGACAGCATTCCGCTGTTCTTGTCTCCGTAATTCACCCAATCGTACCAGGGGTACGTGAGTTTCCGGAAAACCTCAGTGGCGATCAAGGCACAACCCATCCCGCCGCCATGGACTTCAACCTTCTTCCGGCCCGTTCCGGCCATCCTGTGCATTTCGTCTGCGGTATACTCGCTTTCCAGCGGATAGTGGTAATACTCTTTGCCTTCCCAGTCGTAAAGCTTGCAGATGCATGTCCGCCCGTGGTACATGTTGTCATTCCCACGGTGGGCATAGTACCCAAGGTTCACTTCCCGCGCGTCCTCCAGGAGCATTTCCAGCGCGTCCTTCGGAAGCACCACGTCGTTATCCACCATCAGCACCCAGTCCGTTTCCAAATCGAGCGCCTTCTGGGCAATCCTGTTCCGGGCCGTGGCGACGTCATAGCCGCGCACGGACTCAAAAAGCACCTCATGCCCGCACTTGTCCAGATCCCACAAACTCTTGTAGGTATCCGGAAAGATGGTTTCAAACGTCGGTACGGCAATGAGTATTTTCATCGGCTACCCCCGGATCAGGCGCCGGTTTCGCCGGTCGCGCCGTTTACGCCGATGTTGGTCCGGAACACGATGCCCGGAAGCGCTTCATACAGCGCGGAGACATAGGTCACGCCGCTGTGGCTCTGCGCAAGGGTGGAATCGATGATGCCCTGCACGACAGCCGCACCGTTGGGATTCTCAGCGGTGTCAACGTCGTACAGCAGGACGCCGACCGCACCGGAACCGGTGGTGGACTCGCCCGCCGCCGTCAGGGGCGTACCGGCCTTCACCACGGTACCTTCAACGGGCGTCGCAACCTTGATCGGGATCGCCTGGAAGTCCTTGCTGGCGAGGATCTCCACACCGCCGCCAACGGAAGTCTCGTTGTACTTCATGTGTTTTTCTCTCCTTTCAAAAGAGTAAGTATATTGTGTCCATCGGTTCAAGCCGTCAGGCTGAACCTGTCAGCTTTTACCGAATGTACCCCTTCAGTCCGTCCGCAACGGATTTCTGGGACGCGGCGCGTTCCCGGCCAAGCCTTGTCGCGATTTCCAGCGCGGCTTTTTCTTCCGCGTCTTCCTCGCTGCTTCCGCCGGCTCCGGGTCCCGGAATCTTCCCGAACTCAAGCCTCAGCGCCTTTTCCCTGGATTCCCACGCTTTTTTGATCAGCAGCAGGGCGTTCTCCACGTCCTCGCATCCGATCATGCATTCAGCGATCTTCCCGGCCGTTTCCTCGTCCACGCCGAGTTTGGCCATGACACTCTTGGTGCTTTCCGACCGGGCGACCTTCCTGCGAAGTTCCTCCAGTTCCTTGGCCGCTTTCTCTTCCGCTTCCTTCTTCTGGGCCGCGTCAATCTCTTCCTGAGTCTGCTTTGCCCGCAGTTCCTTCTTGTACTTCCCGGCCTCGCTCGTCGCGGCGTCCAGCGCAGCTTTCTGCTTCGCCATATCCGCTCTCAACTGCTCAATCTGGGCCTCCAGTGACTTCGTATCCTGTCCGCCCTGCTTGCCTTCCGTACCTTCAGGCTGCGTTCCTTCACCACCGGCACCGACACCGGGTTCGTTACCGGCAGGATCACCGGAACCGCCACCCGCATTTTCTCCACCGGCTCCACCGGCAGGGTCTGCGAAAAACTGAAGGTTCAGCGGGAGAAACATTTTCCGTCCGTTGTTTCCGGATACCATTGGTTATTCTCCTTTGCGTTTTATCGACTTCTCTGTCACTTTGTTTTGCGATTATAGCCTTCTCTGGCTTTCATGCGTTTTAACGTCTTCTCTGACGTATATTTCAAAACGGGTTTCCCCGTCAGAAACCTTTACCTCACCGGAATCAGGTAGCACCGGCAGTTCGGGTGCTGCTTCGGTGGCGCGTCCTCCGTCCTGAACCGCTCACCGTCAAGATCGCCGCAGGTTTCGCAGACTCTTTCGTCCCGCTGCGTCACCCATTCAACCGTCTCAAC